ACCCTATTGATGGCGGGAGTGTAGAAAACAGGCGGGCATACCCCGGCGTAATGCCCATGTACACCGGTGCCCCGCGGATTCTTGATTCTTCCGTTGTCGCAGAGCGCGGGGCTTCTTTGGGGAGCTCTGGTGACTTTTCCTTAAGCGCAGGTGATCCTGATGCCCTGATGTCTCTTGTATACAGCCCCAGCAATTTGCCGCGGGTTACCGGAACTGTTTATCCTAATGACCCCGAGGTGGATATCGGACAAGGGCCTGCCGGTCGCGTCCCCGGTGCCGCTCCCGTTGCCGCTTCCCCTGCCGGTCCCGTTGCCGCTCCCGTTCCCGTTCAAAGCGCACCGTCTGCTCCCGATGCTATTAAAAGAAACAGGGAAGCCATAGACGCCTACAGGAAGGGTTTGGCTGAACTGTCTTCAAGCGAAACTGATCCAAATGCGGCTGAGAAGTGGTTCCGTCTAGCGGCTGCTTTTCTTGCCCCAACAAAAACAGGGCAAGGCGCGTTTGGAGAATCCATTGGTAATGCGGCTGGGGTGATGGGCAATATTGAGAAAGAAAACACCTCAAGAAAAACTGCGGAGAAAAACAAAAGAGATGAAATGGGGCTCAAGGGCCTTGCGCTTGATTACAAGCTCACTAGCGACGAGGTGCTTGCGCTGCGAGAAGACGAGAAAGAAAGAAATAAAGCTCTTCTTGCGATTCGTTTGAAAGGCATGGAATCGCCTAATAGAGGTGTTGAAGCATCCGATATAAATATTTTGCTGAACGGCGATCCGTCATCACGCGAATATGCCGCAGCTTACGCACGTCAAGGGGCCTCGCGCGTGATGAGCGATGGTACCGAGGTCAGGCCAAACATGAATTGGGCTGAGGTGCCTACATTCAAACTAAAATCGGACAGCGCGGGCGGTGAAAATAATTATGGGAGTCCCACAATCGTACCGGCGCCAAAGCCAATTCCAGCGGCCGTAGTGAAAGGCATGACTGAAAACATTTCTGCTATCACCCAAATTGACCAGACGCTTCAAGAACTCGAAAATACCCAAGGAAGTGGCGTTGGGCTTGTTGAGGGAAGTTTGCCCGGCGCAATTTCAGACAGAATCAATCCTGAAGGCGTGCGATTGCGCGCGATGATTGCTGATATTGGAAGCATGAAGATTCACGACCGAAGCGGTGCGGCTGTTACAGCTGCAGAATTTCCGCGATTGCGCCCGTTTATTCCAAGTCCTTCTGACAACCCAGAAACCATTCGCAAGAAACTAAATCAATTTCGCGATCAATATCTTAATGAATTGCGCGATCAACGTAGCGTCTATGGCGCAAGCTCAGGGTATAAACCCGTAAATGCCGTTGACGACATTCTTAAAAAGAATGAACCGCGGCCAGTATCCGACAATTTCATCACATTTGACCGCAACGGCAACAGGATCTCCAAATGATCCAAGCAAAAATGCCGGACGGGAAAATATTGCAATTCCCTGCTGATACGGCGGATGCCGTTGTTGACCGAGTTGCCAAAGAATACATTGCCACGCTGCCGCCGCCGCCTTCTTTTGGACGAGGCCTTGGCCTAGGCGTGCGCGATGCGGTGCAGGGTGCGGCGGCGCTGCCCGGCCTTGCTTATGACGCGTTGGGTGAAGGTCTAAACTTAATTTCAAAAGGCGTTGAGGCTGCTGGCGGCCCATCATTACCTCGCATGCGAACTGCACGCGAAAACATCGATTCTATTTTGAACGCGGGTGGCGTGCCAAAACCAGCCACGAAAGACGAAAAACTTACGAGCGCGGCAGTTGAAGGCGTTGCGTCTGTTATTCCTAATATGGGACTTGGCGCGCTGCTACAAGCAGCCAAATCAGCTCCAAACCTTGCTCGAATTCTTTTGGCCAATCCATCTACACAGATCGCGGCGGGCGTCGGCGGAGGCACGGCGGGCGAATATGCGAAACAAAAAGACGTTGGCACCGTAGGGCAGATTGCTTCTGCTTTAGGTGGCGGCGCAGCTGGCGCATCGTTGGCTGGGCTGGCCCGCGGCAGTGGTCGCCTTGTGGGGGCGTTGGTGGAACCACTCAGCGAAGCTGGGCGTCAACGCATTGTTGCCGGGGCATTGTTGGGACAAAGCTCTGCGCCGGGAACGCTGCCCGCGCGACTGGCAGAGGGGCTTGAAAACACCAACGCTCGGCTGCCCGGCGCCGTGCCGACGCTTGGCGAGGTCGCGCGAGATCCAAGCTTGCTGCGTGTAGAAAGTGGCGTGAGGGCTGGCGCTATAGGGCCGTATGCGCAATCCGCCATGTCCGACGCAGACTTTGCTCGGAACGCTACGCGCACCCAGGCAATGGCCGCTATGGGCGACAACCTAACGCCGGAAGCTCGCGGCGCAATCATTCGCCAAGGCCTCGAAGGCGCCAAAAGCGGGATGGGCGCGCGCGTTGGCCAAATGTTCAAGATTGCTGAGGATCGGAACACGTCGCGTTATTCCGTCCAGCCCGTCATGGAAGTGGCGCGCAATGCCATAAGACGGTTTGACCCAAAACAGGGCGGCAGTGGCGTTCCACCGGAATTACAAAGTGTCATTGACCAAATTGAACAATTTGGGCGAGTCGATATAACGCAAGCTCAGAACCTCCGCAAACAGCTAGGTGAAATTGCTGGAAAAGCCAGCGTGGCCAAAAACAACAGTTTGGCAGAAACGGCGGGACTCATCCGCACGTCGCTACAAAACACAATTGACGACCCACGGTGGATGGAAGCGGTGGCTGCCCGACGCACCATGGGTGAAAACGTCGGAAGAGATGCCACTGGAACAAGTGCATCTGCCAACATCTTGCGCACTGATCAATTTCAAGCGCCTATGATGGCAAACAAAGATGTCCCGGGCCAAGTTCTCAAAAGTCCTGACGCTGTGCGCCAAGTCATGCGGGCCAGCTTGCAGGGGATTGATGACGCCCGCACGGCGCGCAATCCCAACGTTAACCCAGAAGATTTGTTTAATCAACACCGCGCCCTGACAAGCGCTTTACGCGGCCAGTTTGTTGAGAATTTAATGAAGCAGGCGCAAACTACGGTTTATTTTACAAATTCGGCTGGCAATACTCAACGCGGCCTAAGCATCGCAAATTTTAATCGTTTCATGCTTGACAACAACCGCATTGCGCAGGAACTTTTTGAGCCCAAACAATACCAGCAGCTTTCGCGTATTGCTTCGGATTTTGCAGAGGGTAGCATGGCCGCTAATACCGGAGCCACGCGCAACAGCCAGACCATGCAAAACCTGAGCGTGGCCAACATGCTGTCAAGGGTAGGTAACGGTATGCTAAACCCAGACAACCCGACCATGCGTCAATTTGCTAGTTTGGGTGGGTTGCTCAAGATTGTATACGGCAGCCCCGAGGTGGCAATGCGCGACATGTTGACGCGATCCATGACCGATCCTGTGTTTGCCCAAATGATTTTGGCGCGAGCCACGCCGAAGGCAGTGCAACGAGCGGTAACTCGTTTGGGGTTTAATGCTGTAGACGAAATTACACGCGCGGGGACGCCAGGGCTAGCACAACAAGTTATTCGAACATCAACCGACTTCGGCGATATGGCCCGCGGCGGTCCCGTTGGGCTGAATGAAGCCCTGCAAGGACCCCAAGCAAACGCGGTTAAAAACATCTACAATTCTGTCATGAACCCTGAATCTAATATTGTTGCTACGCGAAATCTCATCAATTCTCCGCAAATGCGGACTAGGGTTGAAGCAATTTTTGAAAACCCCGCGCATGCCGGTCTGTTTACTGCGGCCCTAAGTCGTGAAGCGCAGTTTTTCCATCGTGCTAATCAAAAAGACGGCATGGGTTGGGATCAATCCCTGAGTAGTTTGGTTACCAATGCAGTCAGAAATGGAAATCTTAGCCCGTCAACTGCCGGTCGGATTGAAAGGCTAATCACATCCAATAACCCAACAAACCTGGCTGCCGCAGTTCGGGCGTTACAAAACGCCCTGCAACCTAAGCGGTAGGCCTTACCGTCAGCGGTGGTTATCAAGGAACCCTTGATAACTGCCGCTGAATGGCAACCGGAAAACGCCGCATAACTAAAATTATTTTCCCGGCGCGAAATTTCTATTGACTTAGCGAAATGCGTGCGGGCACGATGCGGCTATGAAACTCACCAATTATCTGCGCAAAAACCGCATCCGCGCAAACGCCTTCGCCAAGATAGTGCAAGTGTCTCCGGCGACCGTTGGCCGGTGGATGTATGACGAAAAGATGCCCTTCAAAATCGAAACGTTTCGTCGGATTGCCGCAGCTACAAACGGCCACGTCACGGCGAACGACTGGGTGGACGCGTCTGCGGATAACAGCCGATGGGTCGTCCTGGCAAAGGACGAATGAAAAGATGATCGTAGCGCCGGGAGAGACACTCAAGGTAAGGCCCGCACCATGGACGCCTAATGAGAAAAAGCGGTTGCGATTTCTGTGGACGCAAACCATCAGAACACGGGCAGAGATTGCGCAGGAACTGGGGCGCACAATGGACGGATGCTCTGCGCAAGTTAAGGCGATGATGATCAAGCGGCCCCGTTCAAACGCAGCAGCGACAATCAATCCATTGCTTTCCGGGAGCAGATTGGAAGGGAACCGTGTGGATGCAGAACGGCAAGCAAAACGCATTCGGGAGTATTGGCTGGCGCTCGGACAGCCCAAAACAGTTGATGTGCGTTACGTGCCGGGCCGTGGTGGGTATACCGGGTCTTGGTCGCCGGTAATCCTAGATGAGATAGTATGGCGTGCGCCCGAAGTGGCGCGGGTGAAACGATGACCGACGAAGAAAAACAGCGCGCATACGAAAAGCGCCGTGCAAAAATCCGTCCAATTGGGATGGAGGGGGTGCCGAAAACCCTCTATCGCATTTGGATGCCCGACGGGACGGTGTTCACCGAGCGGTCTATTGGGCCCAGCGTTATTTGCGCACATTACCCGCAGTTGGTGGCGTTGCGGGTGGTGCAGGAGCCTGAGGAAGGGATGATGATGGAGCTATGGTGATAAGCGTTGAAACCATCGGCTCGGCTACGCTTTACCTCAACAACTGCCTCGTTGTTTCCCAGATTAGTCCTGAAAGAAAAGCCAATGGCATATATCATCATGGGCTTAGACCCCGGCGTGTCAGGCGCCATCGCGTTCTACGACTGCCTTACCAAGTCTATTGTGGCTCACGACACCCCTGTCGTCGCCGGGGAAATTGATTGCGATACTTTGAGTCGCATGATCCTTGAAGCCAAGCCCAACGTGTGCATCATCGAGCACGTTCATGCCGTTCGAGGCAACGGAGTCACAAGCTCTTTCAATTTTGGCAAATCATACGGCATGGTCAGGGGCGTCGTTGCCTGCTGCAACGTGCCGCTGCATCTAGTGTCCCCGTCCGTCTGGAAGCGCCACTTCAGGCTCAAAGCCGATAAAGAAGAATCTAGGGCGCTTGCGCTGATGACGTGGCCTGGGGTCAACATGTTTGGGCGCAAAAAAGACCACGGTCGCGCTGAGGCGGCGCTGATGGCAAAATACGGAGCCGACTTGCGCACTTGACGTTGCCTAGATATTGGCGCCTATTTGCTTTCAGAAATATTGAAAAAACCAATGACAAATCCGTTCATCCGCCACGGCATTGAGCATCTGTCACCCTCGACGCTCAACACCTGGGCCGCACAACCCGCCATTGTCGTGCTGGAAAAGCTGTTGAATCGGCGCGGGAATGGCGTGTCGATGGCGGCGCTGCGGGGCACTGCGTCCGAGGCTGGCATCGTTGCCGGGCTGATGGACCCGCATATGGATCAGGTTGAATGCCAGGACATCGCCCTGCGTGAGTTTGACCGCCTGTGCGGCCTGTCCCCTGATCCTAAGCGCCTCAAGGAGCGCGAAGGTATCCCAGGCATTGTGGCCCAAGGGCTCCTGGCCCTGCGGCCCTACGGCATCCCGTCGCAAACCCAAGGCAAGATCGTCCACCACTTTCCATCGGTTCCGGTTCCCATCCTGGGCTATTACGACCTGATCTTCCGCGACTCCGGCGTTCTGGTGGATATCAAAACGCAACTGCGCTTGTCGTCCGAAATATCCGACGCCCATGCTAGGCAGGTGTCATTCTACCTGCATGGCACCGACCTCGAAGGCCGGATTGCTTACGTCACGCCACAGAAGTTCGGTGTCTACCGCATCGAGGATCCCAAGGCCGGCATGAACGAATTGCTTAACATCGCCCACCGCATGGAGCGGACGCTGGCGGTGTCTGACGATCCAAATGTAATCGCGGCAATGATGACGCCCGATTACGGGTCATTCTATTACTCGGACCCTCTCACGAAGCAACATGCGCGTGAAGTGTTCGGGTTCCAAGACCAGCCGGAGAATCCGGCGGTGCGTGATAACGGCGACGCTTAACAGCCCGTCCTAATGAAAGAAGAAAAAATGTCTGGTTATTTTGGCGTGCCTGGCACCAACAAGCAGACTTCGCAAGAATTCCTCGGCCGCCTCCAGTTTGACGCTCGCGTCGGGTTCTGGTGCGTGGTCGATCGGGAGCAACAGGCAGACGGTGGATGGGCGGACCGCCGATCCGACGATGTCCGCAAGTTGACCTTCGCTATTGATTTTGGCAGCCTTGAAATTGGCTGGCTGAAGCTTTCGTCGCCACCATCGTTTGTTTTGGCGCCCTACGGGCAAATCTGCCCGCCGCAGCCGCAAGAGATGGGGGACAACAACAAGCGCGCATACAGCTTCGGCTTCCGCGTCAAGACCCTAGCGCCGACGTTGTTCGGCGACGACAAGCCGCGCTATTTTAGCGGCACCAGCCGTTCGCTGCTCGATCCGTTTAACACCCTCCATATGCAATATCTAAATTCTCCAGAGGCCCAGATGGGTCAGATTCCTATTGTTAAGGTGACCGGCACAGCGGTGACGGAGGCCAAAACGCCGCAGGGCACCAGCCGCTTTCACAGCCCGATTTTCGAGATCGCGCGCTGGGTTGATCGCACCGATGAGCTCGGCGAAGCCATCGCGTCCCACGGCGTCATGCAGCAGCCTGCCGCTGCTTCTGAGGCTGTCGCCCAAGCAAAGCCCACCGCGTCGGCGATGCCCCCCAAGCACGTCCAGCCTCCCGCGCCCAAAGCCGCGCCGGCCAAGGAAATCATCGCTGATGACGACCTGCCGTTCTAAACAAGAGGGCTTAATTTTTTCATGAGAAAAGGCCGCAGGGGAAACCTTGCGGCTTTTTTTTCGTTTTAGCCGTTGACGTGCGAAATCTTTTCGCGGTATATATGCGTCACCCCAACAGGGGCGCCCGATGCAGGGCATATGGAGACTGAAATGAGCAAGACATTCACCCCATCACCTCAGCAGGCCGACTTTCTCCACTGGGTTACCGACGGCAGCGGCTCTTGCATCCTGGAGGCTGTTGCGGGTGCGGGCAAGACAACTACCTTGATCGAATCCATCAAACTGACGGGCGGCAATGTCGCCATCCTTGCCTACAACAAAAAGATCGCCGACGAGATTAGCGCCAAGCTGAAGGAGCGCGGCATTGACTGGAAGCAGGCCCGAGCCGGCACCGTCCACAGCTTCGGCTTTGGCGCCTACCGCAAGTCCTACCCTAACGCAAAGGTTGATGGCCATAAGGTCGACAACATGCTCGAAGCAGCGTGCGTGAATCAAAACGCCTGGGCGGCGCGTTACTCGCCGGGCATTGCCCAGATGGTGTCCCTCGCCAAACAGCGCGCCCTTGGCGTCGTCGGCTCAATTTCCGACGCTAAACTGTGGCACGACATCATCGACCACTTTGATCTGTTTTCGGACGAAAAAGATGCCGACGCACCCATCGACGACATCATCCCCTTCGCTCAGTCGGTCCTTCGCGCCAGCAACGCCCAGACCGACCTCATCGATTTCGACGACATGGTCTATTTGCCGGTGCTGCTGAAGGTTCGCTTCTGGAGGTTTGCGTGGATCTTCGTCGATGAGGCGCAGGACACCAACCCGGCCCGTCGCGCCCTGGTGCGTGCGCTACTCGCCCCCGGTGGACGCGTTGTGGCCGTGGGCGACCGTGCCCAGGCAATCTACGGTTTTACCGGCGCCGATGCCGACAGCCTCGACCTGATCGCCTCCGACTTCAGCGCCGCGCGCCTACCGCTCACCATCACCTACCGCTGCCCCAAGGCCGTCGTTGATTTCGCCCAGCAGTGGGTCAGCCACATCCAGGCGCACGAAAGCGCGCCCGAGGGAAGCGTAAGCAATATTGAATTCGAAGACTTGTTCAACCGCAACGACCTTGACGCCAGCAGCGTTGTCCTTTGCCGTCTCAACAAGCCATTGGTGTCCCTCGCGTTCAGCCTGATCCGCCGTGGCATTGCCTGCAAAGTGGAAGGCCGCGATATCGGCAACGGCTTGATCAAACTGGCCACCAAGTGGAAAGCAGCCGTTACCCTGCACGGCCTGGAAACCCGGCTGCAAAAATGGCGCGAAGCCCAGGTCACCCGCGCCCTCGCGCAGAAGAAAGAAAGCATCGCCCAGTCAATTGCCGACCAAGTTGACACCTTGCAGGTGGTGATTGATGATTGCCGCGAGCGCCGCCAAGACAGTATTGATGCTGTTGTTTCCCGCATCCGGCAGATATTTGAGGACAATATTTCGGGAATGCTGACGCTGTCCAGCATCCACAAGAGCAAGGGGCGCGAGTGGCCGACGGTTTATTGGCTTGACCGCGTCGGCACATGCCCCTCGAAATACGCCAGACAAAGGTGGCAGCAGGAACAGGAGCGGAACTTGTGTTACGTCGCCGCCACACGCGCCATGGCCTCCTTGGTGGAGGTCCACGCGCCCCGCGACGTTGACAGAGTGTAAACCGAGGGCCACAAATAGCGAACGCCGGTTCCGTGCAAGGGATCCGGCGTCCTGGCCATGGTGCGTAGGGGAGGTCACACCAAAGTGGTTGACTTATCATATATGCGCCGGAAGCCCGAGGCAATAAGCTAAGGGGGTTTTATGATTTCCGACGAAGATCCAGCAGCCGCTATCCGCGAATTTATCGCATTGCTCTTCCGATACGCGGAGGAGGGGTCATTCGTATCACTGCGCGCTTTTGACCAGTTTGACCGGGGAAAGCCCCCCGTCATGGTCCTCGCCGTTAAAGTTACAGGGTTGATCGCAGACCTCGCCGACTCGGCACAGACCGCCGCAGATTACTGCGACACCCTTGCCGATCCAGCGGTGTTCGCGCCGCCGGTCTGTACGTTCCGCACGCATCGCACGGCCCGAACCGCAGATATACAAAATGGGCTTGTTCTATCGGTCGAGATCGACGACGTAGACCCAGACGCCGCGCGCCAACGCCTGGAAGGAATTATCGGACCAGCCACTTGCGTTGTCACATCCGGGTCGGAATGGACAAGCCCTGAAACCGGCGAAATCAAACCGAAAGCCCACCTGCACTGGCGCCTGTCAGAGCCCACGACAACGCCCGAGGAACACGATCGCCTGCGACGAGCCCGCAGCCTGGCCGCCGCTTTAATCGGCGCAGATCCAACAGGAAGCCCCGTCGTTCACCCATTCCGCTGGCCCGGCTCGCTCAACAGGAAAAAACCCACCGCGCCCCGCATGGCAGCAATTTCCCACAGCAACGGCGCCGCTGAAATCAATCTGGGAGATGCCCTGGACGCGCTTGAGGAGGTCATGGGCCATGATGGATGGAAGGTCGCCACAGCGCCACAGGGCGCAGCAGGAGGGGTTGCAGGCGACGTAGACATTGGCACCCTGGTATCGGCAATGGACGCCATCCCCAACCCAGGCACGGTGGTCCACTACGATACCTGGGTCCGGCTGGGATACGCCGCATACCGCGCGACAGGCGGGTCCATCGAGGGGATGGAAATGTGGGGAGAGTGGTCCAGTAAAAGCGAAAAATACGACGCCCGTGAAACCGAAGTTACCTGGAAGCGGATTGCCTCCGCATGCTCAAGCAAGCCCCCCGCACGCATCATCGGGGCGGGAACCATCTACTATATGGCAGCTCAGGCCGGGTGGGCACCGCCGATTAGATATTTCCAGCAACACCCGCAACACCCGCAACCGGGAGCCACAGGAGGCAGCCAAGCCAGCAAACCCCCTTTTGACGATGCCCCTGAATACGTCAAGGCGCCCCCGCCCCTGGAAATTGACGCATATGCCCTAGCCGCGTCAGATCTGGAAAACCTGCGAAACCGTCGTTGGATATACGGGCGCGAGTTGGTCAGGAATTACGTGTCGGTGCTGGGCAGCCCCGGCGGCACCGGTAAAACTGCATACGCAATCGTCGTCGCACTCTCAATCGTCACCGGCAGGGCGCTGCTGGACCATAGCCCGATGGCGCCCAGCCAACAGAACTTTATCCACAAACCCGGCGCTAAGGTCTGGATCAACAACCTGGAGGACCCGCTGGAGGAGATGCTCCTGCGCCTCAAAGGCGCGTTTATCCGGCACAATATCCAGCACGCAGATGTCGCCGGCAAGCTGTTCCTCAATTCCGGGCGCGACCAGCCGCTGATCCTCACGCAACGCATCGGCAGCGCCCTGGTGGCAACGCCCGTGGTCGATGCTCTGGTGGCGGTGATCATTGCCCGCAAGATTGACGTGATCATCATCGATCCGTTTGTCCAGAGCCACACAGCCGAGGAAAACCGCAACGACGAAATGAACCTCGTCATGAGCCTGTGGGGGCTTGTGGCCGCCAGAGGCAATTGCGCGGTGTGGCTGATCCATCACTTCCGCAAAGGCGGTCAGGCAGGCGACAGCGAGTCATTCCGTGGGGCAGCAGCAGTCCAGGGAGCCGCGCGCGTTATGTCCACATTGGCAGTGATGTCGGCCGAAGAGGCGGACAAGGTCGGCGTGCCGGTCGAGGAAAAGTGGCAATACATTCGGAAAGACAGCGCCAAAGCCAACCTGGCACCCCAGGCCGATAGGGCTGATTGGTTCCAACTGGCCAGCGTGCCAATCGGAAACCCAACCCTGGAATATCCATTGGGCGACAACGTCCAGACCGTGCTGCCCTGGAAACCGCCCACAGCGTTCGACGGCGTGGCATGGTCCGATATCCTGCGATGCCTCCAGATGATCGACGCCGGCCCCGGTGAGGGAGAGTTTTACACCGAAGCCACACAGGCAAAGCGGTGGGCCGGCCACGCCATTATGGCCGCTCTGGGCAAGACAAAACCCCAGGCATCAGCCATCGTAAAGGCGTGGATCAATAACGGGGTGTTAATAAAAATGACGTATAACTCGCCGTCTCAGAATCGCGTTGAGGTCAACGGGCTCCGCGTAGACAACGAAAAAGCCAGCGAAATGCGCATGAACGAGGGTGAGTGATGTGAATGTTTACCGCCAGGGTTCTGCCAGGGTTCTGCCAGGGTTCTCTAAAAAAGACTGCCAGGGTTCTACCTGGGGGCCCTAGTAAAACAGGTAAACCCTGGCATGCCAGGGGTTTGCCAGGGTTCTACCCCGGTAAACATATTTACCTGTTTTACTAGGCCCCCCCTACCCCCGCGCCAAAGTCTTCGGAAATCAGAAAAAGGAAACGCGAAATGGCTAAGCCAAAAACCAAACCCATGTCGTATGTAGCACCCGCCGCGTTAGTGACGCCCCAATCTTTCGATCAATGCATGACGGTTGTTATAGGGGTCGATCAGGTCGCATCAGCCATGGAAACGCGGTGGGGCATCCGCCGGCTCCCGCTGATCGTATCCGACGACACAAGGCTACGGTTTCGATCCGCGTGCGTCCTCTGGAGCGCCGCCATCCGCAGTTGGCAAATATCCGAGATCACCAGAGTGGGCAGCATGATGCGCAGAGCATGGGCAACGCTTGAAGCGGAAGCCATCAGCCTGGGGCACGGACCCATCAATCCCCGCAGCCTAGAGACAGTGATGCCAGATGGCACCGTGCTGGCAATCGTGGACAGCCCCGACGACGCCCACCACGTCGCACGCACAGCCGCAGGCAGGCATGTGATCGCCCTGACCGTCGACGAGGTGGGGAGGCTCTATCAAAAATATGGGCGCGCCGATATCCAAACCGCCATCTTAGCCACGTTTCCCGGCGCTACCGTCGCCGCCAAGCGAGAGGGAGAAATGTCATCAAGCGCCGCACACGACTGGGTGACCAACTCAGTCATGGCCGAGCTGCTGGGAGACGACCTAGGCCGAGAGTAATCAGCGCAAAAAAAAACCGCCGTTTTTTTTGAAAAAAGTGCAACCGCATGTTGACTGCTGAAAATTCTTCCATTATGTTCTGGAGGTGCCCCACGGTGGGGTCCAAATGAAAGATTGAACCATGTCAAACACCGCCCCCCTCGTTGTAGCCTTCCTGGCCGCTAAGGCCGCCGCTGAGGCCGCCAACGCAACCTTGGACGCAGCCAAGGCTGCAATCCTCGCCACTGGCCTGGAGACCCTCACAGACGGCCGCGTGGATGTGGTGGTGTGCCTGTCCGAGCGTGCGACGCTCGACACCAAAATCGCCAAATCTTACCTCGATGCCGCGCAGATCGCTGCGGCCACCAAAACAGCCCTGGTGACAACTTTGCGCGTCAAGGCGCGACTGGCGGTGGCAGCGTGAGCCCCGGCGCCAAGGCATGCATTGTCCGCGTGCGATACAGCGTGCCAAATCAATCTTGGGGGTATGCCATCGTCGACGACGCAGGAAACGTCCTAAAAAACTTTGACGGCTCCGGCTACCTCACCTCCAAGGAAGCTCTGGCAGCAGGATACGACGATGCCGCTTTTGACACCTCTGCCCCACAACACTCTGCGCTTGAGGCTCTGGAGCTAATTGCTGACTACCCAGCCACAGTTAATAATTACGCGGAAACGCCATGGAGCTTAATCGCCCAAACAATGGCCCTGATGGCGCGCGCCGCAGCGCAGCGCGAAAGGATGAGAATCGCTGATGACCAAACACCAAAACGCGTTTAACGACCTCGTCGTTGAGGTCGGGCTATCGACGACGGATGTCGCGTCTATCGCCGGCGTGACAACCCGCGCCGTCTATCACTGGCAAAGTGGCAAAACAGCCCCGCCCCAGTCGCTGATCATGCTGCTGCATGCGGTGGTGGAGGGCAAAATAACCCGCGAGTGGATAGACGACTGGGTAGCTAATCAATCACCGACAACAGGAGAACAAAAAACATGAACCAGCCCCCCGACAACAGCCGCCTCCCCACCCTAGTCGCAAGGATCGAGCGGCTAGAGGCGGAGCGTGCAGACCTGGCGCTGGCCGTGAAGGAAATTTATGCCGAGGCCAAAAGCGCCGGATATGAGGTCAAAATTTTGCGCAAACTGATCGCCGAGCGGAAGATGGACAGCGACAAGGTCACGGCCGCCCAATCGATGCTGGAGCTCTATCGCGACGAACTGACCGCGTTTGAGTCGACGCCATTGGGTCGATCGGCCGAACCTGCCCATTAGGCTCGGCCATAAATTAAACTCTGGCGGAAATGGCCGAACCTACCCCCTAGGTTCGGCCATTATACGTGGGGCCGAACCTACCCCCTAGGTTCGGCCATTAAGCGTGGGGCCGGATCACCCTCCCTGTGCGCAACCTGGCGCCGTAGCCAATCCGCGATGGCAGCCGGGACGGGCGTTGCATAGCCCTCCCTGGAGTTTGCCCGCGTCCAATTGGCGATCGTGCCAGATGGAATGCCGGTGACACGGCCGACGTAACGGGCGCTGATGCCGAGGGCTTCGAGCGCCTCGACAAATTGAAGGGGGGTCATGCTGCGTGTCTCCTGTGTGCGAAACGGTGGGCGTGGGGTCAGGTGGTGGTGGCGCCGGTCAGGTTGGCGCCGGTCAGGTCGGCGCGGCTCAGGTCGGCGTGGCTCAGGTCGGCGCGGCGCAGGTTGGCGCCGGCCAGATAGGCGCCGCGCAGGTCGGCGTGGCTCAGGTCGGCGTGGCTCAGGTCGGCGTGGCGCAGGTTGGCGCCGGTTAGGTCGGCGCGGCTCAGATAGGCGCCGCGCAAGTCGGCGCGGCGCAGGTTGGCTCCGGCTAGATAGGCGCCGCGCAAGTCGGCGTCGCGCAGGTTGGCTTTGGCCAAGTCGGCGTGGCGCAGGTTGGCGCCGGTTAGGTAGGCGTAGCTTAAATCGGCGTTGCGCAGGTCGGCGCCGCGCAGGTCGGCGTGGCTGCCCGCCGGGTCGTTGTTTAACCACAGCCTGTGGCCGGCCAAGATGGCGGCGAGTTCGGCGGCGGTGTGGGTGTCGGCCATGTTCGTTTTCCTTGTGTGTGCGGGGTGGTGGGAGGCCGAAGCCCCCCAGGTGGGGGTTAGGCGGCGTCCCATTCCATGTCAGCAGACAGCCGCTCCTCAGCCAGCACATCGCGCAGTCCCGTTGCCCAATGGCGGGCTAGGCTTGTGCCATTGTGCGGGTTAACGGTTGGTATTTTCTCCCCCAATTCCCATGAATTTCGGCCCTGATAATATGCGGCAACTTCTATTTTTTGTTGGGCGGTAAGGTCGGCCATGTTCGTGTCTCCTGTGTGCGGGAGGGTGGTGGGGGGCCGAAGCCCCCCAGGTAGTTAAACGTCAAAGCCGTTTGCTTTAAGAAATTCGAAATCTTCGGCGGTCGCGAGGCAGACCGCCATTGCGTGGCGATAAAGGTAGCGGGCGAGTTTGGCGTGGTTGGCGGCGGTTGGTGCGGCGCGGTAGGCGTTGAGTAGGGTGGCCATGTCCGTGTTTCCTTGTGTTTCTCTACGCCCACAATATGCGCTTGTGGGCGCGGTCACGCAAGCGCAGTTTGCTGTATGGTTTGCATGTCGGGGATGCTCCCGGCGCATGCGGTTTGCGCTTGTGAGGGGGGCTTTGCTGTTGGGCTTTGCGTTGCGGTTGCGTTTGTGCTAGGCGTCGCGTGTTATTAGGAGGCTGTATGACAAAAAAGAAGCCGCCGGAGTTGCTGCTAGCGCTTGGGCGTAAATCAACCTACAGCGCTGATATCGCTGACCGAATCTGTATCATGCTCGCTGATGGGCGTACTATTACGTCTATCTGTTCGGATTCGGATATGCCTAGTATCGATGGTGTTTACGGATGGCTGCAGAAACAACCCGCCTTCGCGGAAGCCTACGCGCGCGCTCGCGAAGCTCAACAAGATACTTTCGCCGGGCAAATTATTGATATTGCTGATAATGATGACGACCCACAACGCGCACGCAATCGTATCGATGCTCGCAAATGGCATGCTGCTAAGGCTGCACCGCGCAAGTATGGTGATAGAGTAGTGCAAGAGATAACAGGTGCTGATGGTGGTCCGATTGCGATAGCAACACTACAAGTGCAAATGCGTGGTCTAAACGATGAAGAACTGCTAATTATGCAGCAGTTGTTACTTAAAGGTAAGACTGCGCCGTGAACGCGGCGTTCGACCCGCATGTGATGATGACAGTTGTCGAAGCCGAGATGTCACGTCGTGTTGCATCGGCGTCGCTCTATGAGTTTGTTAAGCAGGCGTGGCATGTAGTAGAGCCCGGCGTGCCGTTTGTGCCCAGTTGGCACATCGAAGTGATATGCGAACACCTTGAAGCTGTTAGCGCTGGTGATATACGTCGGCTGTTGATTAACATTCCACCGCGACATAGCAAGTCACTGATTGTGAGTGTTATGTGGCCGATGTGGGAATGGCTGAGTGCGCCGCATCACAAATACTTGTGTGCGTCTTACTCTAGTGTGCTGAGCATACGCGACAATTTATCAGCGCGACGGCTGGTGCAATCACCCTGGTATCGGGATCGATGGGGGCACATGTTAACGCTGGCGGGCGATCAGAATGCTAAGCAGCGATTCGAGAATGATAAGACGGGTTATCGCATAGCAACATCGGTCGGCGGCACTGCTACTGGTGAGGGTGGTTCGCGATTAATTCTTGATGATCCGCACTCAGCGCGCGATGCTCAAAGCGATACTATAAGAGAGTCAACAATTGACTGGATTAATATGGTATGGGCAACGCGGCTTAATGACCCAAAGCTAGACGCCATGGTAACAGTGATGCAACGCCTGCACGAACGCGATGCTAGTGGTATTATACTAGAGCAAGGCGGTTGGGAACATGTGTGTATTCCAGCCGAGTATGACGGCCGACAGCGTAAGACAACGCTAGGCCCGTATGATCCGCGCACTACCAAGGGCGAGTTAATTTGTCCCGAGCGGTTCGGCGATGCTGAGATTACCAGCCTCAAACAGAGCCTGGGTGTCTATGGCACTGCTGGGCAATTGCAGCAGGACCCTGCACCAGCCGAGGGTGGCATTCTCGACGTCAGCAAGTTTCAGCACTGGCCATGCGACAAGGCGCTGCCACCATTTGAATACATACTACAGTCGTATGATTGCGCGTTTAGCGAGAGCGCTGCGAATGATCCGACAGCGTGTACTGTTTGGGCGGTGTTTACGCTTAAGGGCGAACGCAATGTCATGCTGATTGATGCATGGGACGAACACTTAAGTTACCCCGAATTGCGCACTCGCGCGATCAAGGATTGGCAGACAGAGTATGGTGGTATGAGCAAGGACTCGCCGTATGGTCGCGCCAGGCGCCCGGATCGTGTGCTGGTTGAAGCCAAGGCTAGTGGTCAAAGCCTACTGCAAGATTTCAGACTGGCACGCATACCGGCCGTTGGCTACAACCCTGGTAATGCCAGTAAGACCAGTAGGGCGCACCAGTCTGCGCCAACGTTGGAGTTGGGGCTACTATGGGTGCCGGAGTCGAGGAAGAACCCGGGCCATCCGGTGAGTTGGGCTGGTGCTTTCATCAAGCAGTTGGCGAAGTTTCCGGTAGCTGAACATGACGACTATGTTGATACGTTCACGCAAGCGGTGATATATTTGAAGAATGATGGGTGGTTTGAGCTGCCGAAAGCTAAGGACCCGGATGAGCCTAGGCCGGTAAGGCACGAAAGGGTAAACCCGTATGCCGCGTGATAAGTCTGACTCCAAGGTTAACGCTGCGGGTGTTTACACCAAGCCGGGCATGCGCAAGAGGTTGTTTGAGTCAGTTAAGGCGTCAGCGGTGCAGGGCACTGGTGCAGGCGATTGGAGTGCGCGCAAGGCGCAATTGCTTGCCAAGAAATATAAGGAGAAGGGTGGTGGTTACAAATGAAAGCTCCGCAGAAGTCTCTGAAAGACTGGGGCGATCAAAAATGGCGCACTAAGTCTGGCAAGCCGTCGTCTGAGACTGGCGAGCGTTATTTGCCGGAGAAGGCGATCAAAGCGTTATCATCGCAGGAGTATGCTGCTACGACAAAGGCTAAGCGGGCTGGCACGGCTAAGGGTAAGCAGTTTGTAGCTCAGCCTAAGGCGATTGCGGATAAGACTGCACGGTTTCGGAGGTAGTATGGCCAACCCGATCGACAAGGATAGCCTACAGCTTAACAAGCCCCGCCGCACGCCTGGGCATCCGACCAAGTCTCATGTCGTTAAGACCACGGTAGACGGCAAGCCTAAGATTATTCGCTTTGGGGAACAGGGTGCTAGCACTGCTGGCGCACCCAAGGCTGGCGAGAGTGATAGGATGACGGCCAAGCGTGCTAGCTTTAAGTCTCGGCACGCTGCTAATATTGCCAAGGGTAAGAGTAGTGCGGCCTACTGGGCGGACAAGGTCAAATGGTAACAGGACGCGCGGGACTTCAATCGCTAATGCGCCCCGCAACGTATCAGTTGCGAGTTCGGGAGGATTCCCGACCGCAGCAGCCTACGGAGTTCATTCCGCGTGAGTTCATGTCTGCTTTGCGGGCGGCAGCACAGGCAGCGCCACAGGCGACGGTAGCACCACAGGCGACAGCACCACAGGCAGAGCCACAGGCGACGGTAGCACCACAGGCAGAGCCGCAGGCGACAGCGCAGCAAGATGCCGGAGGCACTCCATCGGCGACGAGCGCTAGGTATGATCCCAGCAATCCATACGTTGCGGAGGCTATGCGTCTAGAAGAAAAATACAATTTGCCGAAGGGTGTTTTTCTGGCTTTGGTTCAACAGGAAAGCAATTTCAAACCTGATGCAGTAAGCAAGGCTGGGGCTTATGGTCTTGCTCAATTGATGCCTGGCACGGCGGAGGGGCTGGGTGTAGACCCCCGCGACTGGAAGCAAAACTTAGACGGCGGCGCGCGTTACTTGGCGCAGCAGTATAAGGCGTTTGGTGGCGATTTGTCGTTGGCTCTTGCGGGTTACAACGCTGGCCCTGGCGCGGTTCGCAAGGCTGGGAACGCTATTCCTAATTTTCCAGAAACGCAAAAATACGTGGCTGCTGTCATGCGCAATGCGGGTTATCCGATGTCGCCACCAAAACTAGCTGATGGTGGTTTGATTGATTTGGCGCGTAAGTATGCGGACGGCGGCTCGGTTGTGGGTTCGGCTCAGGTGTATGATCCGGCGGTTATTGCGGCGATTGCGGCAAGCATTGTTGAGCCCCAGGGCTACGCTGAGGGTGGTCAGGCTGCGCCGACAAGCAGCGAGTGGGACCGTTACCTCCCTCGGGACCTGCCTGATAGTGCTTACGGAGATTTGCAGCAAAACTTAAAATATCTTCCTTTGAACTACCCGTTTTTGCTTAACAAGGGGGCGATTAGGATTACGCAACCGGGCAGCGGCGACGAAAACAACCCGCATGCGATTAATTCATCGGACCCAGAAAAATGGTCTTTGGTGTCGGCGTACAATGACCTGTATCCAAATTCCCCCACGCGCGGTTGGGCGAGTAAGCCGGAAAGCTACGAGTCAGCAATTAAAATTTTGAACAATCCCGGCGGTCTGTACGACGGCAAATACCGTCAGATTTTGCAGTCTGCCCGCGATCTGGGCCTGCGCCCGGATGAAGTGTTTATGCCAGAGAAGAAGACCCGTGGTCGGGGCTACGCTGACGGTGGCACTGCAACCGGCGTTAGCAGTGATGATGCGACACCGCCGGATTACAGCGGTCAATACAACACAGCCCTATCCGAAAAACTTGAAACGGAATTCCAGTCGCTAATTAAGCAAATAGGGCGCCAGCGCGACTTGGCAGATTACGACATGCGCGGTGCGTTTGCTGCCGGTCAGCTTAAGCCAGATGGGCGCGGCCATCTTACAAGCCAATTCAAAAAACCAAACCATCCGACGTTTTCGCAGGATAGTATCTGGAACGGTTCTGATGGTTACACGGGCGGCCATTGGCGGCAGGACGCAAAGCAGTCGTGGTCGTTTACGCCTAGTGCTACGAATCTTAACATGCACGGTATTGGCGGCTTGCGCGACTACTGGGATAAGCAGGAAGCCCCCGCAGGAAACGTGCTGAACATGGGGCGCATTCCTTTTGCTGCGGGCGGTTACGTCCAGGGCTATGCTGAGGGTGGCGTTACAACCGGCGTTAGCAGTGATGAGACTGCGCCTGTGCCGGAGCAAGTGCAGGCGCCCCGGACCTTTGCGGACCTTGTTGGGCGTTACGGTGTGGGCGATGCGATGCAGGTAGCGGCACCGTTGGACGACCAGTCTCTGGGCGCCGGCGTGCTACGAAAAATAAGCAATTACGTGCGCCCAATTGGCCAAGGCTTTCTTGAGATTCTGCCAACTGTTAAGAATTACGCCGCTGGCGTTGCAGCCGATCCAAATCCGTTCACTCGCTTAGGGTCCGACATTAGCACGCTTGGCTCGGCGGTCTGGGAGGGTGTTAAAAATGACCCGCTTGGAACGGTCCTAGACATCCTGCCGGTTGTAGGCGAGGTCCGTTCGGCTATGGACGCCGATGAATTTCGGAACAAGGCGGTGGAGGCTGAGAGAGCTGGCGACGAAAAGCAGGCTGCCATGTTCCGTCAGCTTTCGGCTGTGGGAATGGCTGGCGCCGTTCCGCTTGTTGGCATGGCTGCGCGCGCTGCTAATCGCGGTGTGAAATTGGGCGTTGAGGGTGCTGAGGTTGCTGCTCGCGCTGGTGCTAGGGGTGTTGAGCAAGCAGTTGAAACTGCCGCACGTGAGGGGGCTGCAAAATCGGTTGAGGCGGCAAAGTTTGCCGGCAAAGCTGGATCAACGCCGAAGGAAATGGCGGCGCTGCTTGACGATGTGCGCGGCACCCAGATCGGGAAGATGGCCGATCGTTACAATAGTCTTCCTGGTGAGGAAGCCACGCAGCTTTTATACCAAGACCTTAAGGGGCTGGCGGTTGAGGGCAATGTTGGCAAGGAGTGGTACGAGCGTTCAAGCGACCGCATTTTGGAGTTTGTGGGGGGCAATAAAGATCAGGCTGACAAATTTGCGCAATTGATTGCGATCTACAGCCCGCAAACTTCCGTTGACGTGAACACGCAAAACGCAATGAAATCATACAACCGCGCCATCGTCGGTGAGCAAATTTGGAACGGCACAATTATTAACCCCGAGATCACGTTCAAAACCATTGCGGCGGCTAATAGATACATGAAAGAGCTTGGTGGCTTAAAGGCTGGCGTCACCAAAGTTCCACTGGATGACAGCGGCAAGCGATTTTTGATCGCCAAGCACGACCAAATTGGCTCTTACGACAACATTTCTACGCTTGATCGCGATTTAAAAGCTCACCTTGTAATGAATGAGAACATCCCGTTTGAAGGGCGCAAGATCAACAACTTCTATAACAATCTTATGGTGCAAATTGACCCCAGCCGTCTGCAGGGATCTACTCAAGATTTGTGGATGGCGCGGGCTTTTGGGTTTCTTGATGACGCGGTTGGTAGCGGCGCAAAATACGATTTCATGGAGCGGATGACGGCTGACTTGGCGAAAGAAATGAACTGGAAGCCTCACCAAATTCAAGCTGCAATCTGGGTCGCGATGAAGACCCGTCAGGAAAGCGTAAAAGATTCTGTTCGCGCCGCCGCATTGGAACAAGGCATTGCCAAAAATGTGTCGGACCCGAAGTCGCCCAACAATATGGTCTTCCAAGTTATTGATGGAAATGAGGCTCAATATGCCAACATATTGCGTGAGGCTTCGCTCGGCGCTAACATTACCGAAGAAGCGATCGCGCTTGCGGCTCGGAACTTCTCTGACTTCCTTGATCAGAACCTCGCCTATGTGTCCTGGGAGACTGTGCCAAGCACCAAGATCGGGCATCTTGACGGCCTCGGAAACTTGCCGCCGCAAGCGCGCGCTGAGTATCACACTGAGATGTCAAAGGCTCTTCAAGACAGCCAAGGGCGCGATCTTCTTGCCCGCTACCTCAACATTCTCACGCCCGGTTCGGTCACATCTCCCGGCTATTGGGAGAATGCAAGCAACCCCGCGACACTCACGCAAGTGGGCGCCACACGCGTCAAAGGGGCAGGACAGCAGCCTACAATCGACAGCGCCTCACGGTCAGCGATGGAATTGTACTCCAACGCGCTTGGTCTCTTGTTGAAGCAGGACGGCGTTGGATTCCACCGTCCGTACTACAACCCGCAAGTCACAAAAGCCAATGGGATGGAGTATCAGTTTGAGAAGGCCTTATCGCGCGACGACATCATCAACATTGGGAAGCTGCTGGACGAAAAATTTGACGGCAGCGTCGCTCTAATCCCTGTTGGCGACAAGCAAGTTCGCATTCTCAGCTTTGGCGACGCCAAAGACCAACGAGGGTTCCATAAGGCAGTTGACCAAGTCCTGCAGTCTGCTAGCATGGACAATGCAGCCGGGTTCCGTGTTTTCGGCAGCGATGGGGATTTGGTTTTCAACAACTGGAAGGAGAAACCAAATGGTGAAGACTACGTTTCTCGGATTAGTTCCGCCGGACGACCCGATGTTCTTGAATACCTATCAGACTTTCTCGCCCCAAAGGTCCAAGCAGTTGATCGGAAATTCGCAAGCCAATACAACCTCAAAACAAATGAAAAACTCGAAAATTACCTCTCCGGCCTCGGCAAGAATTTTGAGCGCAAAGCCCAAGGAGGTGTAGTTCGTTTTGCCGAAGGCGGCTCTGTCCAAGGCTACGCTGATGGCGGCTCGGCGAGCGGATCGGCCAGCAACTCGCTAGCGGACCTTTATGAGAAGTATTACGGGGATCCGACTACGCGCATTTCCTACGCCCAAGGCGGCTCTGTTGATAGCGCCCCAGTTTATGACCCTGCCGTAATTGCAGCGATTGCCGCCAGCATCACCGAGGACAATTATGCCTGAAAAATTGGACGATAATGATCAGGCCGACGGCGAGAATATTCGGCTGGAGGACGTTGATAACGATGTTGAGGACACGGAGGATGGTGGCGCGATCATCCGCATGAAGAATGCGAAGGATGATAAGATTCATCTAGACCACTTTGCCAACATTGTTGAAGAGGTTGATCAGTCCCTGTTGAAGGGCGCGGTTACGGACTTGTTGGATAAGATTGAGCGCGACAAAGAGGCGCGTGAGAAGCGTGACAAGCAGTATGAGGAGGGGCTGCGTCGCACTGGTCTAGGCGATGACGCACCTGGCGGCGCGCAGTTTACTGGCGCGAACAAGGTCGTTCATCCCATGCTCGTTGAGGCGTGTGTGGATTTTAGCGCGCGGTTCATGAAGGAGATCTTCCCGACGGGAGGTCCGGTTAAGAGCAAGGTGCTTGGGACTCAGGACAGCGATAAGGTTGAGAAGGGCCGACGCAAGGCGGCGTTTATGAATTGGCAGTTGACCGAGCAAATGCCAGAGTTCCGGGGCGAGCTTGAACAGCTAAGCACGCAGCTCCCGCTTGGCGGCGGCCAGTATCTGAAGCTGATGTGGAACGCCAGGTATGCCCGCCCTGTGGCTGAGTTTATTGCCATTGACGACGTGTATCTGCCGTTTTCGGCCACTAATTTCTACACTGCCGAGCGCAAGACCCATGTGCAGTATATCACTGAGATGGAGTATCAGAGCCGCGTTAAGTCGGGCATGTATCGGGACATTGACGTTGGCTCGCCTGACGACCCGGAGTATAGCGAGAGTTCGCAGGCCAACGATAAGATCGAGGGGCGCAAGGACCTTGGCTACAACGAGGACGGTCTTCGCACCATCTTTGAGATTTACACCAGCCTAGATTTTGGCGATGACGTTGAGCCTTACATTATCAGCGTTGATAAAAGCAGCAGCAAGGCTCTGAGTTTATATCGAAACTGGGAGCCGGACGACGATCGGCGCAGGGAGCTTGATTGGATTGTAGAGTTCCCGTTTGTTCCGTGGCGTGGGGCCTATCCGATTGGCCTTACACATATGATCGGGGGCCTGAGCGGTGCGGCGACAGGGGCGTTGCGTGCTCTGCTGGACTCCGCGCACATTCAGAACATCCCGACGCTGCTGAAGCTCAAGGGTGGGCCAAACGGGCAGACGATTAACTTGCAGCCGACCGAGATCATCGAGCTTGAGGGCGGCGCGATGGTTGACGATGTTCGCAAGATCGCCATGCCTATGCCGTTCAACCCTCCAAGCCCGACCTTATTTTCGTTGCTTGGCTTCCTGGTTGAGGCTGGCAAGGGCGTTGTTCAGACGTCGTTTGAGAAGCTGTCTGATACAAACACGGCGCAGCCTGTTGGCACCACGATGGCGCTGATTGAGCAGGGGATGGTTGTATTCAGCAGCATCCATTCTCGTTTGCACAACTCAATGGCGCGGTGCCTAAAGATTCTGCACCGGATTAACTCGGCTTACCTGACTGACGAGGACATCAAGGCTCAGGAGTCTGGCCTTGATATTAAGCCGGCTGATTTTGACGGACCGCTAGACGTTATTCCGATCAGCGACCCGGCTATTTTCAGCGACACGCAGCGGTTTGCTCAGACGCAGGCGATTTTGCAGCGGGCTGAGAAGCTGCCGCAAATGTATGACGCCAGGAAGGTTGAAGAGCGGTTTCTGCGCGACATGAAGGTGCCGGACGCTGATGTTTTGCAGCCAAAACCTGGCAGCGAAAACATGGATCCGGTGTCGGAGAATATCGCAGCAACCATGGGGCGACCGATATACGTTCTGCCGACCCAGGATCACGTAGCGCACATTATGACGCACATGGCGTTTCTCAAGTCGCCAATGTTTGGCAGCAATCCTGTGATTGCTCGGACATACATGTATCCGATTGCCACGCATTTGCGTGATCACTTGCTAAATTACTACCTTGTTGAGGCGCACAACGCTGTTGATCTGGCGCAGAAGGAGAAGCTGATTAAGAACGACGGCAATGAGCAGGCGCGGGTGATCATAAGGGTGCAGGAGTTTATTGAGCAGCAGATGGGTCAGTTTGGCCAAGAGCTGGCGCAGATTGATCAGGCTGCGCAGCAGTTCAAGCCTCAGCCCCAACTGCCGCCCGACAGCAACGTGCAGATTGCTCAGCTTAACGCGCAGCTTCAAGGCCAAGCCCT